CAAGAGATTTCTATTTTGCGTTCCAACGTGAAGGAGAAGTTTTGTCACACAATAAGGTTGGTGCAAATACAGAGTGGAGTTATACTTATTCTCAAGTTGCCAACATTGGTACTATATTCCATTTCTATGGTGGTGAGTTCTTAAAGAAATTGGACTTGAGTTCATGGGGTGGCTTTACAGATTTGAATTTTCCTTATCTACCCAAATTAGAAACTCTAATTCTCGGTAAAGATGGGGAGAGCTATTCTCTTACAGAGTTGGTTGTAGATGATAAGATGCCTATGTTGAGAAGCCTAGATATGAGAAATTATACAGGTTTATCATCTTTAGATTTATCGAAATGTTCAAATCTAGAGGAAGTGAATGCTTTAGGATGTAGTTCTTTGACATCATTATTCTTACCTATTGGCGCACCAATTAATAAACTAGTGTTGCCTAATAATTATAAGTCTTTGACGTTACGTCACTTATCAGAACTTAGAGAAGATGGTTTGCAGATTTCTAATAAAGGCAACATAAATAGTTTATATATAGAGAATTGTAGACACTTAGATGCTGTGAGATTATTAAAAGAAATACTCTCTATCAATGGCAATAAGCTACAAAATGTTAGACTAGTTGGGTTTGAATTAACAGGTGATGGTTCAGATCTAAAAGAATGGAAGTTGAAACACTTAGGTGGTTTAGATACATCTGGAAATATCACAGAGAACTGCAAACTCGTTGGAAGCTATCAATTAACACACTTCTTAGAAAATGAAGATCTAGAATTACTAAGGAGCTATTATGATGAGTTGGAAATAAAACAGCCAGAATATAGTGTTATTGATATGGATATAGATGTTGCTGATGATGCTAATGTTACTAACGAGGATAATAAAACTGGTTATCGTTATGGCAAAACATACGTGCCAAGTGGTTATATCAAAGAAATATTATCAAACAGACATCGTGTACTTGTAAAGTATAAAGACGGCAAAGCAAAAGTTTGTTTGTTAGATGACAAGAACAGCAACTATTATAGTGGAATGCAGTCTCAGTCAAAGTTAGATGGAACAGAGGGCGAAGTGATGATGTATGAGCCACATTATTGGTATAAGGGTGTAAACGATTATTTAAATAATCGTTATTATTCTTGTTTCTATTATGGCAAAAATAAGCCTAATAGTGTGGATTGCAAGCGTATTACAAACGATGAACTTAAAAAAGAATATGAGTTTAAGATTAAAACAAAGTTTGTAACGACAACAGGTAACTTGAAGAATGGTTTACAAGTCTCAAATAATAGCGATGTAGCTAAGATTCCTGTTAAAGGTTACAAGCGTGTTCGTTTCCCATCAGTAAAAGGTGTTAATGGCGTTGGCGCAGCGTTCATAAAGAACAATGACACGATTATAAAAACAATCAGTATAAACGTCTTAAAGAATACTTTTGAAAATGGAATGTATCTTATTGCAGACATACCATCAGACGCAGAGTTTTTGTTATTTACTATAACACGTGAGAATATTCCATTTACAGATGTGATACTAAGTAATAGTGAGCGCATTGAGGATATGGAACCAGACTGGGTAGAACACAACGCAGTATTAGTTGGTGTAGCTCCTGTTGCTTCAGAACAAGGAAAGTTAATGCACATAGACAATGGTGGATTTGGATTTATCAATACATCTTATGAAATTGTTGTTCAAAGTGTAAAGGAACGTAACCTTGAGTTCTTATCATATTCAGTTTATAAAGATATTGTTAATTTGTTTGTGGCTAAATATGGAAGAAGAAATGTTCAAAGAACAACTGGAAAAGGAGCTTTGAGATATAATCAAAATAGCTATACAACATCGATACTCGGAATGCAGGATACATTTGTCCAGAGTGTTAATTACGAGCTAAACTATTATTTAAATTCGGATGGAGAAGTAAAAGATATTAATAGTGTAAACACTCTAGGATATGAAGACCTATATGCTAAGTACCAAATGTTTATGAGTGGTATTGGTGTTAGTGATGAGCGACTACAAGAAACAAATCAATTTGACTTGTTTTTTGTTACTCGAGAAGATGGAACAAGAGAAAATATCATTTTTAAGAGCGTAGCGAATCAATGGATTGTGAACACTCAACATGGAAAGTATATGGATATTATCAATGCAGGACAAGCAATTGGTGCTGAGACTAGATATTATGGAGACTATCAAGCAACAAGAAGTTGGACAAAAGACAATATTTGTACATACAGTGGTACGAGCAGAAATATTAGTGCTGGATTATGGTGGCTCAATGCACAACAATCTGCAACACAAACTCTTGAAGCTGGTTGTAGACTAATGTTTAGAGGAGAGGTCGAGTTTATTAATGATGTAGAACAATATAAACAAATACAATGAATGATGTAATGGTTTGTAAAGGGGGGAGAGACACCCCCCCTATAGAGTGCATAAATAGCTATTCAAAGAAATGGGCGTTACGTGTTTGCTTTGAAGAGCTAGAAGATAATGTGGTAAAATACTATGAAAAGCAAATAAATAGCGATGTCGAGCCAAGCGAAGAAGATCGTTTATCGTTTGAACGAGAAGTTTTACGTTCGTGCTTTAACAAATGCTATACAAGTGGATTTGAATTTAAGGAAACAAGAATACCCATTTCTGAATATTTAAATTCATTATTGCTAATGAGTCTGTTGAAACCAGACTTTGAGTATCCTATTTTTGTTTTTGATTGTAATAACAAAAAAGTGAAGATAGATAATCAAGAGGATATGAGAGATTTAAAGAACTCATACACTCAATATTTTAATAAAATAATTAAATACGAAAAAGAATGAAAAAGAAAGATTTGATTAAGTCAGCATTACAAATTGTAGTTGCAATTGTAATTGGTTTAGGTGTTGCATTAACCGCAAAAGGAGAAGAGTTTGCAGAGAATGGTTGGGCAGTTGCGCTAATTACATCGGGCTGTGTTTTTAGCTTTATTGAATTGGTGTGCAAGACAATGGAAGAAAGAGCCTTTAAATGGAAAGGCGTATTTCTGAATGTAGCCTTAGCAATGGTGTCTTATTTTGTTAACTATTTATTCTTAGTACGATAGAATGGATAGACGAGAGCTAGGCTACAAGTGAAAGAGAGTAGCTTGTAGTTTAGTTCTCTAATCTTAGTAAAGATATGAAGAACGTAATAGAATGGATAAAACAGAGTAATCGTTGGAAGCATCTTTTAGGAGGTGTCTTGGTTGGATTAGGCTCTAGTGATTTGTATTGTGCAGTCTATTCAGGTGTAGGCATTGCGAGCGCATTGGAGTTAAAGGATAAATTGTGGGGAAGCACAATTGACATTGTAGACTGGAGCATAACATTAGTTGGTGTTGCAATGGGATTTGGTTTACATTGTGTTGCTACCTTATTAATAAGATAGGAGAGGAGAGAACAGAAGATGGTAGAGTTGAATATTTCAGATAATTTTTTACATTGTATAGCGGTACATTTAGGTATATGTGGGATTTTGTGGATACTCATTATTGCAGCAATTTTAGTTGATCTGTGGGACAGAGTTTACACAAATAAAAAGTTAGGAAAGAAGATTGAATCTCACAAGATGAGAATCACTTTGGAGAAAGTTTCAGAATATTGGAGATTTATGATCATTGCATTTACAATAGACATGGTAACATTTATAGCCTTCTTCTTTTTTCAGCTACCTCATCTACCTTACTTGTCGATGCTACTATGTATCGTGTTGCTAATAATAGAAATAAAATCTTTATACGAGCATGCAAAGGAACGTAAGAGCAACTTATCAGATTTAAACGAACTAATACGAGTTGTTGTAAATGCTGCATCAGACAGAGATGCAAAGAAAGCTATTAAAGAGATTGGAGAATATTTAGAAAGAGATAAAGACAATGAGAAATATTAAGTATATAGCAGTGCATTGTACTGCGAGTAGTCAAACGCTCACCATTAGCGAACTACTGCAAGAGTTTAAGCGCAAGGGGTGGACAAATCCTGGTTATCACTATGTGGTTATGCCCGATGGCACAATCAAAAAGCTGCTTGATGAAAATCTTGTGAGCAATGGCGTTAGGGGTTTTAACAGCGTGCTTATCAATGTGGCATATATTGGTGGTATTGATAAAGCTGGAAAGCCTATCGACAACAGAACAGAAGCACAAAAAGCAAGTTTGCGTTCACTCTTAAAGATGCTCCACAAGAAGTATCCAACAGCAGTAATTCAAGGGCACAGAGATTTTTCTGTTGATCTTAATAAGAATGGTAAGATTGAACCATTTGAATATATTAAGTCGTGCCCTTGCTTTAATGCAAAAGAAGAGTATGCTAATTTATAAAAGATAATAGTATGAAACAAAGAGGTAATTTAAGTATATTAATTATTTTAGGGTTGATTTTCACAGCCTTATTTTCAGTGTATCTCTTCTTGCAAGAATGTGGTATGTCGTGTCACAAAAGTAAGGAAGTGGTAGATACCCTTACTTATAGAGACACAATATCTTATTATAAGCCTATTCCTAAAGAGTATGTAAAACTTAGATATGATACTATACACCTACAAAGCAATAAGGAAGATGCAGGCTTTACAACAGAACAAATAGATAGTGGAGCTATAAAGATACTCGATAGTACAAAAGTGGTGATACCTATCACGCAAAAAGTATATGAGGATAGTACATACAAAGCATGGGTGAGTGGCTATAATCCAAATTTAGATAGCATCTTTGTGTATCAAAAGACAACAGTTGTAAACCATTACTTTAAAGACAAGGAGAAGCGTTTTGGTTTAGGTATACAATGTGGATATGGTCTTAACAATAACAAGATGCAACCCTACATTGGAATAGGTGTAAGCTACAACTTATTAAAGTGGTAATGCTATGAAGACAATAGTTTTTCAGATACAAAAAGATACCGTGTATAATGAGGTTGCAAAGACAACATCTTACACTGGAGCAAAGATGGAAGGGGACGAAGGGGCATACGATCGTATCTTTACAACAGACGAAGATAAGATCATGCTCGAACGTTTCTGGAACGAGAGTAAGAACATGGTTGTAGCTAGTTTGAAAAAGCAATTAAGCACAGAGCGTGAGATTAACGATGAATATACATTAGAGTTAGAAGTGTCAACTTCCTTTGATGATAGCCTTAAAGAAAGCATACAACGTAGTTTGTTTAGTTTCTTTGTTATGAACATTGTAAGTAAGTGGTATGTTTTTACAAACAAGAAAGAGGCTGAGGCTTATGCTACATCTGCTGCAACAAACATGGAAGATGTAATGCGTAAGGTGTTTTATAAGAAAAAGCCTGTACGTCCAATATACGATTAACCACATAAACAATAGACGATATGGCAGAAAATAAAAAAGACTTAACGATAACAGAAGAAGTAAAAGAGCTTATCTTCGACATTCAGAATAAAACACATCTAACAGGTCAAGCAAGAGAAGCAGAAGGGAAAAAGCCTTATCAGGCTGCATCAAATATGCAAGCTAGTGATGAAGGTGAGAATAGTTATCAGATACATCGCTCTTTGGCTAATGCTTTCTCTACTCTTAAAAGTCTGCTTTCAGAGTGGCTGCAAGAGGAGAGAACAACGAGCAACAATCGTGTAGCTACAGAGATTGACAACAATGGTCAATTGATATTAGTATTTAAGTTACCTTTAAATTACAATGATGCATCAGCAGATAGTTTAGGAAATGGCATCCATTCATATTTAGTTAATACTACAATTGCAGAATGGTTTACTATCACTAATAAAGAAGATGCAGAAGCATACATTGCTCATTCTGCTATTAGTTTAGAGAACATAAAACGTGCATTATACAAACGTATCAGACCCAAACGACCAACCTATTAATAAGATATTATATGGAACATAGATATTGTTGTAACGGTGACCATGATGCATCAGAGAAAAAGAAATCAGTTACGCTAATATTTAAGCGTGCAGAACTTCTTTACGATGTAAGTAATTATTCTTTTGTTGAGGCTGACATTCTTCCACAAGACGAAGAGCACACTAAACACCAGATCTTTGATATTACACAAGATGGTAATGTCGATCGTGTTACTCGTGTATTGAATCTTGCTCATTCAGAATGTGTGGAATTATTATATCCATATGTAAAAGAAGAGATACCAGATACAGAGCAAGTCCTTGATGATATTTTACGTGAACCTGAAGAGTATAAAATTGTATTGTCTTTGCCTTCAAAATTCTCAATGACAACAGTAAGAATGCTAGAGCATCTTATTCATGAGTTCTTGGTTTGTCGTGTCCTTGCAGATTGGATGAGTATAACTCTTCCTGGAAAGACAGTGTATTGGCTCTCTAAAGTAGAGGAGTTAAAAAGTAAAATGCAGACTTGTCTCATGTCGAGGGTGGGAATAATAAAACGAAAATTAAAACCATGGTAATAAATAAAACAAAGGCAGGGTTACTCACGTAGCTCTGCCTTCTCCTTCTAAAATAACAATCTTAACACCTTATTAAAAACAAGTACCTAAAATTATCTTGGCTGGTTGTTCAGACGTGGTGTGAACTGAACTAAACAACTAGTAATACCTTCATCTTTTGAGAGTTCTGTAAGGAGTATTATACGTAGATATTTATATGGAGTGCCTCTAAACCCACGCATATAATGATCTACAGATGACCATACAGGAACCCAATTAAATAAATCGTTAGATGCATACAGAATAGACTTTACGTGTCCATGTCGAAAGACGCCTCGTTGTATAATTGCATCAACAGATTTATGTATGTCGTAATAATCTAACTTGATTGGACGTGAGATCAAGAGATTTTTATTTATCTTATCAATTCGATTGTCACCATCCAAACTGTGCTCTCCATGCTCTTTTGCATCACCCACATCAGAGAAGTTTACAAGACTACCATTTGTAAGCACTGCAAGTGCATCAGGATATGAATTTACATTATCTGCAATATTAGACTGCATCATTCCCCACATCTTGGATTTTAGAGACCATACATAAGCATATTTACATTTAATATTATAAACAATAATTCTTTGGTGCTCATAGTTGTAGATCATACGACATTCTTTAACGAACTCCATGAAAGGAAGTATTTTTAATGTCCCTTCTTCTAATTCTATATGTGATAATATCTTATCAATTTTGGGTAGTGCAGTAAGTGGTACAATGTTATCTCCATTGAGAACATCAGAGATACATATTGCTTGTGAACCTTGCAATAGCATTATTCCTCGTTCTGTTGCAAATAGCACCGCAGAGTCTATCTGTGTAAGTGATTTTGCATCTATACAAATATCACGAGTGATTGGTTGTCGTGCAATGTATGTACCTGTATTTGAAACTTCCAAAGCCCATACTCCCTCATCTGTGAAAGCGTACAGAGGAAATTGCCCGAACTGTCCTTCGCTTAATGCTTTTACTGCACTACATATTCCTTTAATCTCTCCAGTTCCTATAGTATTAATTCCTGAAAGAGGAAAGAAGAAAGGGTTATTTACTTCACTTGTATATATCTTATTAGGTAGTTCGATAACCTCATCTTTGCTTGTTAGTTCTTCTATTCTTAAAAATGTGTCTTCTTGTAAAGGATCCTTATTAACAATGTACTTATCCATTGTCTCAAAGTTACTAAAGAAGAACGCACCATTTAAGAAATTATGCTTCTCTAAGGGGAACTCATAGCGTTTTTCCCAACCGCCATAACCCCTTGTATCGACAGTAATCTTATATGCATCAGTGTTTGGATAATATAAGAAGTAAGTGTTGTCAAACGCACTCATTTCTCCAATAGGGCAGGGCAACACAAACTCTTTACCATTGCGGTTAATGTGCACCCATGCTCTTGTTGCTGCTATTGCATAGGATAGGTGGCTTCTGTCATTGTCGTTATCTATAAAAGGTGTGTAACCATTGCAATATTGTATCATAGAAGTGGTTGAGAAACCCTTAAATAAACGTTTTTTGATACCACAAATATTTACTCTTGCATTGTAATTGAATGAATATCTAGCACAAAGAATGTCGTGGCTATCGTAGTCGTCAGACATTACTTCTCTAGTAATAAGACTTTGCAAATAGTCTTCCTTTACTCTTAGTTCAGTACGCTCTGTGGTCTTTACTTCCAAAACTTTCAAAAGATCATTAAGCCTAATAGAATTGAGAAGATAAAAGTGTGCAACACTCTTTATTTCTTCATGTAGCTTATCATCCTTTATCCTTGGAAGAATAACTCTTGCAGAGTTTATCTTCATTTCTCCACCTTCTCTATCAGTTCTAGGATAAGCCATTGCATACAAGTGGTAGATGTTATGCTCTTGGTAGTATTGGTATTTAGAAAAATCTACACGAGTATCTGTGTGCTTTTCTGTTATACGTGCAAAATTATTACCAGTTCTTTCTGTTGTATACTCAATACCTTTCGCACCATTTGTTAGTAAGCAGTGAACTTTATTAGCGTTACTATTATTGATGTTTTCTATACCTGTACACTTCCCATTTTGATCGTAAGTATAGATCGGTTTGCTAATAAATATATCTACACTCTTAACAATGTCTTTCCAATTCTTTAGTTCTTCTAAAGCACTTTGGCTTGACACTTGGTAGTCTAACTTACATAAAGCAGCGGTAACAAAGAAATTAAAATTATCTAGCCCACTTCCTTTCTTAACGCTTAATTTACTTATCAGAACTTCTGGTGCAACCTTAGTACTACATTGCATAAGTATAGGAGCAGAGTGCATTGTTAAACTGCCATCATATAGGCGAAAAGCATAACGAACAAAGAAAGGAAAAATAAAACGACCTTTAGCAACACTTTCCTCTTCTATGAATTTATTTACTTTTGCTAATACTTCATTTGTAACTTTCTTAGTATTGCTTTCTCCGAAAGTTACTTTGTCGTTTTCTCCTACATCTTCACGCTCGGATAAGTCAACGTTAAATTCTTCTGTTTTTACAACCTCACCCTTTAGACCAAATGTGATTGGTAACTCTGGTAGGTGAGTGCCTAAATGCTTATAGCCTCGTGCTTCATTATTCCATAGGAAATAATGAGTGCCATCTTTTGTAAGTGCCATTAGCGTATTACCAATAGCATTTACTTGATGCAAGTGTACTTCTCCTAAGGCATATAGGTCTGTAAACTTCTTGCCATCAGAAGTCCACACTAGCTTTTCATTTGCTTCGTCATGGATAATGTAATGTCTAAACGAAGTTGTTTTGTGAATGTATGTAATGTGCATCTTAGCCTGTAATGCCATAACCTCTTTAGGCGGCATTACAGGCTTAAGTGCGCCATCTTCAGGAATGAGATTTAGCAATAATGCTGCATCTCCATCAGAACAAGTATTATCTGGTGGCACTGTTGTAATTTCACTATACTTAATTTCCTTTATCATCTTACTTTTGGTTTGTCAATTTGATAATAAATCTTACCCTTTACATCTTTTACGGACACCGACAACTTATAACTTTTTAAAGCTGACAATCCATAGTCATACAAGATGCGCCCAACCGAAGGATTAAGCGTTTCAAAACCAATGCATTTGTATTTACCATTATACTGAATGTCACAATATTGTGTAGGAGTTTCAATGTTAGGATTAACCATGAACCCAAATAGATCAGTATCAGTAATACGAAACAGAAATACACTTGCCTTTTCTTGTCCGTCTGAACTTTTACGGATGTGATTGAAAAGTTTCTTGGAAAGTGTAACTGAATTATCTGTAGGATCCACGATGATAAAGTATCGAAGTGACCTATACCAGTTCTGTATTTTCTTGAAGATTGTTACCATGATACAAATATAGTACTCCTTAAGGAGAGTAGGGGTTTATCCTTTAATACTCTCTTCTAGATCGAAATGAAATAGTTTCAATGAAGAAGAAAGAAGATGTCGCCTGTAACTTTTCTTTATGTTCTTCAACCTCTTCCTTGCTTCTGAAGATAAAGGAAGAAAGTTCCATTTTGTTGACACCTTTAGTTCCTACAATGTTTGCGTAATACTTGCGACCAAAAATGAACGCAATAACTTCTTGTAATACTGTTGTTTGCATAGCTTTATAATTTATTTAATTATTCTTTTTA